ATGCAAACCGTTATTTTTGGTCGTCCGGGTTGCCCTTACTGTGTGCGTGCAAAAGATCTGGCTGAGAAATTGAGCAATGAACGCGATGATTTCCAGTATCAGTATGTAGATATTCGTGCGGAAGGGATCACTAAAGAAGATCTACAACAAAAGGCAGGTAAACCCGTAGAAACCGTGCCGCAGATTTTTGTCGATCAGCAACATATCGGCGGCTATACCGATTTTGCTGCATGGGCGAAAGAGAATCTGGACGCCTGATCGTCTGACAAGCCCTCGCGTTGAGGGCTTTATTGATTTTTTCTGTGCTGTGGTTTAAACAAACTACTGATAAATAAGAAACACAATGCCCCCAGCGCACACCAGAACACCGCACTTAATAACCATGCCAGCTCTTGCCAGAATGAGCGCGTCGGTGAAAAAAACAGCCGCATAATGAGCATCGAACAGGGTGCCGCCAGCATTGCGCCAAACAGAGGTTTCAGGACTTCTCTACGATGTGAAAAGAAGCTGGCAACTGCACCAGGAAGAATGAAAAATAGCAAACCGATTTCAGGATGCCCGGCAGCCCGAAAAGCGCCTTTCATGTGCGTCGCCAGAAAAAGACACACCACAATGAAGAGGACAAAACAGCAGATTGCCCCCGCCCAACGTTGTTTATGTTTCACTCGTTCCTCCTGACACTGCGTCTATCGAACACATTTTTCGCCAGTGTGGCGTTCAGTAAGATAAAGCCGCTTCGCATTCCATGCTAATATAGGCCAACGCAATTCATATAGCCGTTGATACCTAATGTGATTACACTAGTAAAATATATTGTTACTTTACTATCGTTTAGGTGCGCTGAATGAATCTGCGCCCTGAATTCTGGTAAAAAACATTATCGTAAATTACCATTTCTTTCAACAGCTTACTAGTAAACAAGAAGTTAGCCTCCGTGAATATAAACGTCGCCGAATTGTTAAATGGGAATTACATTCTGTTATTATTTGTGGTCCTCGCGCTTGGGCTATGTCTCGGGAAATTACGACTTGGTTCGATCCAACTGGGTAATTCCATTGGCGTTTTAGTCGTATCGCTGTTATTAGGCCAACAACATTTCAGCATTAACACCGACGCGCTTAATCTTGGCTTTATGCTGTTTATTTTCTGCGTCGGGGTCGAAGCCGGACCGAACTTTTTTTCCATTTTTTTTCGCGATGGGAAAAATTACCTAATGTTAGCACTGGTGATGGTTGGCAGTGCGCTGGTGATCGCCTTAGGGTTAGGTAAGCTGTTTGGCTGGGATATTGGCCTGACGGCCGGTATGTTAGCTGGCTCTATGACGTCGACACCGGTTCTGGTCGGTGCTGGCGATACACTGCGTCATTCCGGCATGGAAAGCAGGCAGCTCTCACTGGCACTGGATAATCTGAGCCTCGGGTATGCCTTAACCTATTTAATCGGTCTGGTGAGTTTGATTGTTGGTGCGCGTTACTTGCCGAAATTGCAGCATCAGGACTTACAGACCAGCGCCCAGCAAATCGCCCGCGAACGTGGCCTGGACACTGATGCCAACCGTAAGGTTTATTTACCGGTGATCCGCGCCTACCGCGTCGGCCCGGAGCTGGTGGCCTGGACCGACGGCAAAAATCTGCGTGAACTGGGTATTTATCGACAAACTGGCTGCTACATTGAACGTATTCGACGTAACGGGATTCTGGCAAATCCAGACGGTGATGCTGTGCTACAAATGGGCGATGAAATAGCGTTGGTAGGCTATCCCGACGCCCACGCACGACTCGATCCCAGCTTCCGTAACGGCAAAGAAGTTTTCGATCGTGACCTTCTCGACATGCGTATCGTCACTGAAGAAGTGGTCGTTAAAAACCATAACGCCGTTGGCAAACGTCTCGCACAACTGAAGTTGACCGATCACGGTTGCTTCCTTAACCGCGTCATTCGTAGCCAGATTGAGATGCCGATAGATGACAACGTCGTGCTTAACAAAGGTGACGTTTTACAAGTCAGCGGCGATGCCCGTCGCGTAAAAACCATCGCCGATCGCATCGGCTTTATCTCGATTCACAGCCAGGTCACTGACTTGCTGGCATTCTGCGCCTTCTTTGTTATTGGGCTGATGATCGGGATGATCACCTTCCAGTTCAGCACATTCAGTTTCGGCATGGGGAACGCTGCCGGGTTGTTATTCGCCGGAATTATGCTGGGCTTTATGCGCGCTAACCACCCGACCTTCGGTTACATTCCGCAGGGTGCATTAAGCATGGTGAAAGAGTTCGGCTTAATGGTGTTTATGGCAGGCGTTGGTCTGAGCGCCGGTAGCGGTATTAATAACGGCCTGGGCGCGATTGGCGGTCAGATGTTGATTGCCGGATTGATTGTCAGTCTTGTGCCAGTGGTTATCTGTTTCTTGTTCGGTGCTTATGTATTGCGAATGAACCGCGCACTGTTGTTCGGCGCAATGATGGGCGCACGCACCTGCGCGCCGGCAATGGAGATCATCAGTGATACAGCTCGCAGTAACATCCCGGCGCTGGGCTATGCGGGCACCTATGCAATCGCCAACGTCCTGCTGACGCTGGCAGGGACAATCATCGTCATGGTATGGCCAGGATTAGGATAAAACTGAAGTTGCCCTGAAAATGAAATTTTTTTTGCACAACCGCAGAACTTTTCCGCAGGGCATCAGTCTTAATTAGTGCCACTGCTTTTCTTTGATGTCCCCATTTTGTGGAGCCCATCAACCCCGCCATTTCGGTTCAAGGTTGATGGGTTTTTTGTTGCCTGAAATTTATGCCTTTTAAAATCATAAAGTTAGAAGCACTGTTTTTTAATGATGGCGACAAAATGGCGGCAGCGTCAAAGAGAGAGCGCCACCTGTCCTGATTTCATTGGATGCGGCTGAACCGGATTTGACTCTTTTGGCGTTGCAATCGAACGAACAAAAGTTTCATGGGTAACAAAAGTATGGCTGCAGTTAATGTTCTGGCACTGGTTGTAACGCTCTTTGGTCAATGAAGATACCTGAAAACTGCTGCGAGTATGGGCGGCACTTCCACACAGTGGGCAAATCATCATTTTTCGAGTTCTCCCCATTTTTGCTAAATTCACAACAATGATACCGCATTATTCCATTTTGCAAACTTAAAAGTTCTCCATTGCGAAGAATCATTCCATTTCGAAATCATCAATCCTCACTTCAAGCTCCAGACTGGTCGTAAAACCGTTATCCGGGCTGACGGTATGTGTCAGAGTCGTAATGGTCCATTCCGCATCATCTATCGGCTGTTTAAAGCCACTGACTTTCACAGGCATTTCCGTATAAAGATCTGCCCGTCCTTCTGCCAGTTGCAGCGAGAATGACGCAACACCGCGTTGCAGGCGTTCCCACTGCATTTTTGCCGCTCGTTCGGCGTTGCTACGGTTGGCATAAGTGCGATTAAGTACCAGCACGTTTTCATCCGTACCCACCAGGTAATCGCCCTGCTTCGCTTCCGGCTCTTTCTTATGCTTCTTGGTCCTGCGCTTACGCTTCACTGTAGTGCTTTCTTTCTTCGCGGGTTCACGGGTATGCAACCAGCTGGCAATTACGCCCGTGTAGGCTCCGCGATCTGCCAGGGTAAATCGGTGACTGTCGCCGTCCTTGCGTGTGATAGTGATCACTGGCAGTGGTTTACCTGTGGCGCTTTTGCCCTGTCCCTGTCGGATGAATAACAGATTGCCATTTTTCACCGACGCAATAGCACCGTACTGGCGCGCCAACCGCATCAGAAAACTGCCGTCACTCTCATTAGTCTGGTCTATATGATCCACGGGTTTATCCGACAGGTCTTTACCCAGTGCCATCTTCAGTTTGTGACGCGCAGCTATTTCCTTCACCACTTCCCCGACCGTGGTCTTGTGCCACGATTTTTCACGGCGGGTATTCAGCGCTTCACGAAAATCAGCACTTCGCGCCCGGATAGTCAGGCGGTCCGGTGCGCCAGTGTGTTCAATCTCGTCCACCGTGAATGCCCCTTTCGGGAAAAGCGGCTGCCCCTTCCAGCCCAGCGCCAGCGTAATGACCGCACCACGGCGCGGCAGCACGATTTTTCCATCGGCGTCGTCAAGCTCCAGATCAAGCTGGTCCGCTTCAAATCCCCGGTTATCCGTCAGCGTCAGCCCCATCAGGTGGTTGTCCAGCACAGTGGTGATATCCCTGCCTTCAATACTGATGCTGAATGCCGGTGTTTTGTTGCCTTTGTTAAGCAGTTCAGAGCTGAAATTCACGACAGAAGCCCTCCCACCGTTTTACTGATATCGCTTAAGGCAGATGTTGCCGTTCCCTGCAGATTATTCAGTTGCGCACTGAGATCACCGAACATATCGGACAGGGATTCATCCACCCGTTTGAGCGACAGGGTGAACTCAATCCGGCGCGGCATACCGTCGCGGAAAAACTCCGTTTTAGTCTGATTCAGTCCCTCAATCACATACATGCCGTAAATCGTGCCGCTGCCTTCAATCAGAGGCCATGCTTTCCCCTGTTCTGCCATCAGCTCCAGTGCCAGCAACGACAGCCTGCCGCCTGTTATCTCCGGCATAAGAACACCAGAAAGCGTCAGCATGTCGTTATCCGGTCCCAGAAACTGCGTGGACGGACGACGATTTACCCGGCTGTTAGCCGCATGTCGCCAGCTGCGCTGATACTGCAGTTCCTGATACGGCACGGTGCGCAGCATAAACACGTACAATCCAAGCACCATCATCATGCGTCGTATCCCCCCTGATCGCTGTAGTTACTCCTGGCTTTTGCCTTCAGCCTGCGTTCACGTTCATCAAGCTGGCGGGCCACCTCCCGCGCAATATCCTGCGCACTTTGTCCTGGCTGTGTCTGGATGATGATCTGCGTCGGTGCTTCAATCCGGTAAATGGGCGGCACAGTAGCTGCACAACTCACCATCGCTTCACCGCCTTTCGCGGGAAGCGCCAAAGGATGCAACGGTGGAAGCTCTGCTGGCGCGGCAGCAACACCCATCATTCCGGCGACAACGGCAGCCAGTGCAGCTGTATTTCTCCGGCTGGTCACGTTTGCCGGGCCGTTAACAATTTCAGGCCCGTTTTCACCGACAATGCCGAACTGCCCGCGCGGGATATAGCCGCCGCTGTCATACATCCCCGCAAAGCCATATCCCCATGACGGAAAATCACCCGATGGCATCATCACTTTACCGTCTGCATTCACCGTCGCAGGTTGCTGACGCGTCACGCTTTCCGGTAGTTTTGCCTTTGCGGCCTCTTTACTGACAATGCCGAGTTTCTCCAGCAACCAGGAAACGCCGGATTTCAGGGAGTCCAGCGGATGCATGACCATATTCAGCCCTTCCGCCAGTGCCTCCCCGAATCGCCGCCCCATTGCCGCTGCACTCTGCAGTTCGGCAGAGGTCGACTTAACGGGCGTCAGCAGATCAGTAAACCAACCCCACAGCGCCTGTACTTTGTCGCCAATCCACTGAAACACAGGCTTAAGTGGTTCGAATGCAGCACTGACGGGACCTGCCGCCGCTTTGAACCCTTCCACCACGCCACCGAGAAATGCGGTGATGGGTTGCCAGTATTTCCAGACAACCAGCGCCACGCCCGCCAGTGCAGTAACCACAAGACCTATCGGACTGAGCAGAGCACCTAACAGACCAGATATGGCATACAGGGCAACGCGCAGCATCGCCAGCGGACCAGATGCAAGCACACGAAGCACCGCGCCTGCGGCAGCCAGTCCACTGCGCAGTACCGCCAGAGGATTCATAAACATCACAGCAACAGCACGTAAAGCGGATAATCCAGACCGCAATAGTACAACCGGCGCACCTGCTACAGTTTTCAGGACATTTCCCGTCAGTGATGCCGTACGGCGCAAAGACGACAACGGCGCAGTAAGTAAACCCGCTGCGTTACCCGATGAAGCAAGCCCGCGTCGCAGCACTGCCAGTGGAGCGCCAGCCAGCCAGGACAACGCGCTGCTGGTTCGTGTTACTGCTGCCGTAACGGAAGGTAACGTTTTGATGCCCAGCACAGAGAATCCCAGACGGATGACTGCCAGCGGCCCCAGCACTGCAGCCAGCGCCACAGCCAAGGTGCCGAGGCCTACGGTAACCGCAGCCACAATAGCGGCTACTTTCATCAGTGTGCCCGTCAGTTCCGGGTTAGCTTCCACCCAGCGACGCAACGCTCCCGTAACGCTTTTCACCGTGTACAGAATATCCATCAGCGGCTGGCGCAGCGTTTCGCCCAGGCTGCTGAAGGTATTCTGCGCTCCGGTTTTAACCAGCAACCACTGAGCAGAAAGTGAGTCCTTGTTGATGTCGGATTCTTTCTGCATGGAACCGAGCGCATCATTGCCCGCTGTCAGTTTTAGCTGGCGCTGTAGTTCCGGCAGGTTGTTTGCCAGTTTCGCCGCGTCATCGCCAAACTCTTTACCAAACAACATGGTCATGGCAGACAGACGCTTGTCCTGCGGCAGTGCGTTCACCTTCTCCAGCACACGCTGGATAGTTCCCATCGCATCCTTCGTCATCTGCTTTTCAATCACTTCAGGATTGAGTTTCAGCAGATTCATCCCTTCAAAGAAACTCTTGCTTTGCATGGTGGCAATGGACAATTCACGCACCATCGCGTTTGCTGCACTGGCTGCAACCTCTGGCGCAGCGCCCAGTGTCAGAAAGGTGGAACCCAGCGCCGCCGCTTTACGATAATCCAGACGATCAGCCACACCGCCCAGGCGTTGCATGACATCAATGATGTCTGCCCCTTTCGACATGGCGTTATCATCCAGATAGTTCAGCGCATCACCGAGCTGTTCAATATTGCGGGTAGGGATTTTGTAGAGCTGGGCGATTTTCCCCAGACTTTCTGACAGTTCATCCGCTGGCAGCTCAAAGGCTGTTGCCGCCTTTGCTGCCGTGCTGGCGAAGGCCAGCAGGTCACGTTTCTGGTCTTCCCAGCTGTCGTCAGGATTTGCGACGTTCATGCGCGCACCACCTTCAACCAGTGCGGCAAAGTCCACAGCACCGTTTTCCATCGGCAACTGTTCGCTGGCAGCCTTGATGGCATCCTGCATTTCGTAAAAACGCGCGGTGCGGTTGCCATTATCGTCACGCAGACCATTGACCTGCTTTGCCACACCTTTCATGGCATCTTCCATGCTGGTATAGCTTTTTACTGCCGCCATCACTGGTGCGCCCATTGCCAGCCCTGCAGCCGTGGTGGTGGCTCCGGCACCTGCAATACGATCACGCACCTCCAGCGAACGGGCATAACTGGCACGCGCCGCATTCATCCTGCGCTGAGCTTCCCCCAGTCGCTTCAGCCGCGCCTCTTGTTTCGAAAGTTCCTGGTTATAACGTGATGTTTCACGGGCTAAACGGGCAGTTGCTCCCGCATCATCTTTCGCAGAAATTCCCGCCCGGTACAGTTCTGCACGCACAAGCGCCGTTTGCTTCTGCAAATATTTTTGTTGTTCTTCCAGGCGTTGGACTGCCAGCGTTTGCCGACCTAAAGCCACAAGGTGCCGTTGTGATGGTTGTTCCATCGCTTCCAGCTCAGAACTAAGCAAATTTGCCTTCTGTCGGGCATAGTTCAGCCTGTCGCCTAACTTTTTGTTATCGGCCTGCAGCTTGCGAAATTTTTCCAGGCTGTTACCCGCCTGATTGAGTTGCTTTAATGCGTCACGGGAGTTTCTGATTGCGCCAGCCAGCTCTTTCGAACTGGCCTGTGCAGCACGGAATGGGCGGGTGAGTTTGTCAACCGCATTAAGAATGACCTGCAGGCGCAGGTTATTATCACTCATCGTTGGCCCCGCTTCTCTGAATCGCTTTATACCGCCATTCCAGCACTTCGGTCAGCGGCATAACGTCAGTAACGGATGGCGGCCAGTGAAAAATGGTGGCGATATCTGCCACCAGATCGTCAACCGTCAGGCTGTCGGTAAACCGGCAAGCACCGACTTCTTCAACAAAAAAGTGACAACCTCAACCGACATGGCAGTGAGATCTGCCGGGTCCATCTCTGCAATTTCCTGTGCAGTCAGCGCCGGGCTGGAGATGCGGGGGATCACGGTCATCATCGCGTTCACATCCATATCCATAATGGCCTGCAGGCGTGTACCGCGCAGCGCACCGGACTGCGGTTTACGCAGCACAATTTCGGTGATTTCAGTTTTACCACGCATGATGGGGGTATCCAGTTGAATGGTCTTTTCAGTCTGCTTATCGCTCATTTTGCTGTCCTGTAAATTAGGTTCTGGCGCGGCATTCCGCGCCGTTCAGATACATCAGAGGCCGAGGGCGTTGCGGTGCGCTTCCATCAGGTCCACACCGTCCACAATTTCCACCATGTTGATAAGGTCCACTTCATAGAGCACCTCACCATTGATAGTCAGCTTCGCGTAGCTGTTGGTACTGGTCACTTTGGTGGTGTTGCTTTCGCCCGTCTTCCACTCGCCGGAATCCACTTCTTTGTGACGTCCACGCACCACAAGCTCCACGGCCTGCACTTCCCCGGTATCATCACGCTGGATAGAGCCGGTAAAGCGCAACTGGATGCCATCCACCGTGGCTTTGCCCATCTGCTTAAACAGCAGCAGCTCAGTACCACCAATGGAAAATTCTGTATCCAGTGCACTGTCATCCAGTCCCAAATCCACATCCACCGCCCCCGGCATACCGCCGCCGCGATACTTCTCATATTTGCGGGTGAATTTCGGCAGCGTCAGCGACTCAACGATCCCCTGCCAGTTGTTCCCGTCGTTAAACAGGTTCAGGTGTTTTAATTTGCGTGGTAAAGCCATATTGTCCCCTTACGCGCTGACCTGGCTGGAGAAATTCACCAGGTACTGATCGGTGATGCGCTGACGCAGCATCAGGTTTTCAAGTGGCGGCACTGGCGTGTAGTCGTAGTCGATGGTGAGCTTCCCGGCTTTCAGCGTGTCTTTATCGTTCACCGACTCGTCCAGCCAGCAATCACCACCAATGAGATAGCCCTGACTGACCAGGCTGCGCATTTTGGCGCGGATACCTTCGATAATGTCGCGCGCCAGCGACGGGTTCAGCGGTTTGTCCACCGCCCACATGTGCGCTTCTGCCATTGTGTCCGTCAGCACCTGCGCCGTGCGGGTGTAGTTTTCGAAAGCAAAAAGCGGATCATCGCTCAGACAGCGGGAACCCCAGAAGCGGAAACCATCCTTGCGCACAAGCGTGGTGACGTCGTTCTGGTTCAGCAGACCTGCATCGGTTGCCGGGTCCTGCAGATCCCAGAACACATCAGCAGAAATTCCGGTGACACCGTTCACGCCCACGTTGGACAGGCTTTTGTGCCATCCGGTCTGCTCATCAATTTTGGCGCGCAGACCGAGCGCACGGGCGGTGGCATAAGCCGTTGCTTCGGCATTCAGCACCGTGTCCCAGCCAGTAAAGTCGGGCCAGATCAGCATTCCTTCACGCTGACTGAAGTTTTCACGGTAAGTGATTGCTTCCTGCACCGTCTTGCAACCATACGCTGACAGGTAAGCAAACCCACGCAGGCTTTGCGCCACGCTCAGCAACTCAGTAGCTACCGCCTTCGTGTCGTGACCTGGCACGCCGAGAATGCGCGGTTTAACGCCGAGCTGTGACTGGGCAGATAACAGGGCTTTCATGCCTGTTTTTTTACCTTCAGCGGTCACTGCTCCGATGATATTGGTCGTGGTTTCTTCTTCCGTTTCACCCTGCGGCACACGCACAACAACGGTCACGGGTTTTGCCTGGTCAGCGATGGCGTCCAGCGAACGGGCCAGCGTACCGGACTCACCCGCTTTACCGCTGGCAGTCAGCACATCAGTGATCAGCACGGGTTTATTAAGAGGAAACATTTTTGCATCGGCATCATCGCCCGTGCAGACCATACCCACGATGGCGGTGCTCACCGTGGTAATGGATCGGGTGCCTTCGTTGACTTCAACAACGCGCACCCCGTGGTGGTAATCCTGAGCCATAGTGGCGAACCTCCTGATTGGATTAGGCTTCGCCCTATGTTGAAGTGATTGTGCCTGACAAACAGCTAAGCGCAGTTGTACCGTTATTCACACAAAATGACGGTATTTATCTGCTCTCAGGGATAATCAAAATAAAGCTGATTCAGGGAGATTCATTGCTCTTATTTGCCGGAAATTTTCGATAAATGGTAGAAACGCCCACATCAAAAATCAGTGCAATACGCTGTCTTGATTCTCCGGCCTCGAGTAAACGCCCAATCTGTGCCCACTGTTCGCTGGTCAACTTAGGACGGCGTCCACCTACTCTGCCTTTAACACGAGCTGCAGCCAGCCCTGCCCTGGTACGTTCAACTATCAGTTCGCGTTCCATTTCAGCCAAGGCCCCCATGACATGAAAAAAGAAACGGCCCATTGGGGTGCTGGTATCAATACTGTCAGTCAGGCTTCGGAAATTCACACCACGCTGGCGCAACTCTTCTATCAGCGTAACAAGATGCCGCATACTGCGCCCCAACCTGTCCAGCTTCCAGACAACCAGAGTGTCTCCTGCCGATAGTGTCCTAAGCAGTTTTTTAAGCCCCGGTCTGTCGGACTTAGTGCCACTGATTTTGTCCTCAAAAATCCGCTCACATCCCGCGCAATTCAGTGCATTACGTTGCAAATCGGTGTTCTGGTCATTTGTTGACACGCGTACATAACCAATAAGCATGATCATCTCCTTGAATAAAAATCGGGGATGATGCCAGTTAGTCGTAATCGCTGCATTTTCTTAAACGTTGGTTTGGGAGAAGCCAGATATGTCATTCAGCGAGGAGCTAATGCCAATGGTGCATGGATACGCTGGTCAGATGGTGCAATAGAAGTATTTGGAACCGGTGGATCTAATGATAATGGACTGGCTAAAGTTGTTTACCCAATTGCACTGCCTAAACTTTCACGTTTTATCAGTATCGCGGAAAGAATAAGAACGGATTACGAGAGCACACCTAATAATGTTCACGTTTCAATGATCGTGGATGATCAGGTAACAAATACCGGCTTTTATGCCCGCTGCCAGATGTACGACGGCAGACCATCATCAAATGCTTTTTCCTGGAGGGTTTATTGTGCGCCTGTTTAATCCAGTTACTTTGACTGAAGTAATCCCCGGTCTTCATGACGTGACCGGGGCTATTGAATTACCGGAGGACAACTGGTTTTTTACTATTACAGAAATTCCTCAGGGCATGGAGCTAACAATTAATGAGAAAGGCGAACCAATACTAATTGAGGTTAATCAGTCTCAGGGAATACAGGCCAAATAATATCAGGCGCGGTGCTGGTATCTGTTGCCGTCACTGCGTCAATGTAATTCAGCACCGTGTTAAGTCGGTTGGTTTCTGCCTGCGTCAGACTCCGTCCGGCCTGTAATTTCAGTTGAATCAGATTGATGGAAGCCATTGCAGTATCCATCAGCGACTGGCGCTGTGCTTCTGCTGCATCTACTGCGGCGCTATGCTGTGCCTCGGTATCCGTCACCCATTTCTCACCATCCCATTTATCGTATAGCGTTAACGGGGCGATAGTGGTTGTATTATCAGGGTAATCCCCCGGAGCTGTGATTTCTTTTGATTCTCCCGTTTCGGTGTTATAGACAACTTCACCGCGATGGTCTGGCACATATTCCCATGAGTTAAAATCTGCCGAACGGCAGATTGCATAACCATCCTTATGTGTGCCAGGAGCATCTAAACAGGAATATGCGGGGATACCGACACCCACAGCAAGATATTCAATTGATGCAGAAATATACTCCCGTGTCTCACTGTCATAGTTATAAACGGTAATCTCTCCTGCCTTTGTGGCAATAAATTTATTATTTAAGATGGCGTTATACATCATGCAGCCCTCACAATGTAATTAAATGAAATATTACGTGGGCGTGTCTCTGCTGCACCGACAATACTGGTACTCAACCCCGTTGCCGTTCGTTTGTTATTTTTATTTCCTTCAATCAGACAGTTGTAATCATCATTACCAATTAACGAATTGGTGGCATCAATACTGTCCGGGGACAAGGCATTAGTTGTGGAACTTAAAGTCAGCATCTCGTCTGAACTTGGAAGATTTTTTAATGGTGTTTCATTGCGTGAAATACCCGCGTAAAAAAAGGACTCATGCCTGTGAGCTTCAAAAGAGTCATCCTGAAGACTTAGCAAGGCTCGCCCCGCATCCACTCCACGTCCATCATCCCAGCCACGAATAAATTCACCGCGTAAATCAGGCAATTTATTGGTCGGGTAAGCCTTTGCCAGTTCCGGGTATTCTTCAGCAGAAAAAGCCGCACCATTGCATTTCAGCCAGCCTGTTGGCGGAGTGGCTGAAGGCCACGGAACAGGCACCCCAACCGGTAATGCAGAGCCTTCTCCCAAACCAAGGTATGTGAGAAGACCAGCTACATCCTTTCCACTCAAATTAGTCAGCGTATTGTCCAGCGGTTGTTTACCTGCCAGTGCATTAAGCATTGTCGTGGCAAAGTTCGGGTCATTCCCCAGCGCCGCCGCCAGTTCGTTCAATGTATCCAGTGCCGCAGGTGCAGAACCCACCATTCCTGCAATCGCCGATTTCACAAAAGCCGTAGTGGCAATCTGTGTATTGTTGACCGACTGTGCCGCAGTAGGTGCTGTTGGCGTTCCAGTAAGTGCCGGACTCGACAGCGGCGCTTTCAGTGCCAGCGCATTATTAATAGTGGTACTGAATTTCGGGTCATTGTTAATGGCTGCGGCAATTTCTTTCAGTGTGTCCAGCGTGGCTGGCGCACCGTTAATCAGAGCAGTAATAGCGGCCTGAACAAACTCTGTGGTCGCAATCCGAGTGGTGTTATTTCCTGCTGCAGGCGTCGGCGCTTTTGGTTCTCCGGTAAATGTCGGATTATGTTTCTGCGCATACTGGGTATGAGGATCTTGTGCGGCAATGTGGTTTCTCATCTGGTCATCCACATACAGCTTTAATTCCAGGACTTTATCATCCACGTATTTACGGGTTGCCAGCACTACAGCAGGGTCGATTTTCAGGATGATATTGTCCGTACTGCTGGTAATCAGCACCATGCGCACGGTCTGGGTACGCCCGCTGCCTTCAGCCAGTTTCGGCTTATAGCTTTCCGGGCAGTTTCCCACGGCAATCAATGCCCCGGACTCATCAAACAGGCCCACTTCACGTATCCACCAACCGCCCTCGTTTTCAGGGATCACCTGTTCAGCAATAATCTGGCTACTGTTCTGCGGGTCGATATAAAGCATATTCAGCGCAGCCCGGCGTTTCTCATTTACCAGTGCCGTCTGCTTGGCGTCCGGCGTTGGCAATACTCCGCCGCCATCGCCCACCGCCATATGGGTAATTTTTAGCGGCACACCGAGCGCGGCGGCGCTGGCAAGTTTCGCCGCGCCAATATCCGTTAGCAGGGTATAAAATTTTGTGCTCATGGATTCACTCTCATTGTGTCAATAACATGGACCGCCCCGCCTTCATGCGCGGTGCCACCGGAAATAATCGTTTCGTTGATATACGGATAGATCGTGATTTCTTCGCCAAGATAGCTGGCGGCTCCCACCCAATGCGGGCCGCTGGTCTGCAGATTGATGGACATGCCGATCATGTGGCGGCTACATGGTTTGGCATCGCTTATCAGTCGCTCAAGTTCCAGATAGGTATCTTCAGTGATGCCCTGGTCCTGCACGCCGATATCCAGGCGAAACGTGCCCGGTGCCTCTCCGGTTTGCCACCACTCAATAATGCGGATCAGAAAGCCGAACGGCTCCACCACCCGCCGCACGGCACTGGTGGTCCCTTTATGCTGATGAATATAAAAAGCATCCTTCACCACCTGGCGCTTGACGCTTTCTGTCCAGCCCTCGTCCCAGCGATCCACAGAGAACGCCCAGGCGAGATAAGGCAGGAAACTGACCGGACAGGTTGCCGGATTCCACAAGTCACGAAGCGGCACCTGCAGATCAGAAATCCCGCTGCAGGTTTGTGCCAGTCGGCGCTCCAGTGGTGTTGAACCCGGTGGCAGCAGACTATTCATCCGTTCCCCCGTTGGTCACGCTCCACTCCGTACATGATGCCGCCTGCGTTTTGTTCAGGACCACATCCGCCAGCGGGGAAGCCAGTTCCACACGCTGAACACCCTCAACATGCAGCGCGGCAAAAATGGCGCTACGGCGAATATCCCGACCAAGCCGCGTCTGACTGGCAATGTACCTCTGCAGGCTGGCTTTTGCCGCTGCCATTACCGGCTCTGCTTCCGGCCCCGGATAGAGAAAAATGGTAGCTTCCACGCGGTACGGGATGATTTCTGCACTGCGAACCGTCAGACGGTCAGCCACCGGGCGGACGTTCTCACTGTTCAGGGCTTTCTCCACCACATCCAGCAGGTCTTTTTCTGCTGTTCCATCGCCTTCGCGGCTAAGGACAGTCAGCACCACCTCTGCAGGTGCCGGGCTGGTTGCACTGGCATCCGCCACCCGACCGTCGGCGCTTCGGGCATGAAATTCATAAGCTGCAGTTGGCCCCGCAACTGAAAGCCCCTCAAAGGCTGCAGGCACACGCAGGCGTAACGCTTCATCGCTTTCCATCACAGCTGCAACGGGCGGCACAGCGTCATCATCAGCAGTCGTCACCGTCAGGCGTTTCACGTTGTAGTTGGCAGCGAGCTGGTCCAGATCGCCGCCCATCGCGTAAGCCACCATCACCGCCTGCGCGGCTTCGTTAATGCGCTGGCGCAGAAGCAACTCACGGTAAGCGTTCTCCTGCAGCAATTTGGTGACGGGTTCAGATTCCAGTTCCAGCGTGCGGATCACAGCCTCCTGCTCATCTTTCGGATGAAGCGCCACAAATTCTGCCTTGCGTTCGGCAAGCAGCGTCTCAAAGTTCGGCACATCCACAATCTGCGGCGCAGGCAACTGCGAAAGGTCAATCACTGCCATTCTCTGCTCCTGTTGATACGGAAAGGGACACAGGCACACCGTTATTCCGCCGCCCGGTCAGCTCCACCACCATTGAACCGTCAAAATTGCTGTTGATGGTGATGGAATCCAGCGTCAGCCGTGGCTCCCAGCGACTCAGTGCCACATACACAGCCGACATGACCTGCAGGCGTAACGCCGGATTTTGTGGCTGATCTATTAAAGCCGACAGCAGGGAACCATATTCCCGGCGAGCAATGCGGCTACCCTGCGGCGTCAGCAGAATGTCCCGCACCGACTGGCGCAGATGGTCAATATCAGTAATGGCTTTGCCGCTGGTATTGTTCATCCCGCTATAAAGCGTCATACCGGGCCTCCGGTTGTGTCGCCGCCTTTCAGAACGCCAGTATGCTGATGCGCATCAACCACGATCCCGTTAGAACTCATCGCTCCGCCGCCCTGGGTAACGCCACCATTGATCACCACTTCGCTGTTAATACGCGTGCGGTCAGCCTCCAGCACAAACTCACTGGTTTTCATGGTGATGTTGTCAGCGGCCTCAATGACCATTGATTTGATGCCCCTGACATACCAGCGCCCGGTGGCGGGTTCGTATTCAAACCAGGCGCCGTCAGGATGTTCTGTCACGCAGGCGTCCGCCGACGTAGACGGTGGTGCGAACTGATTCGAATAGACAGCGGGCAGCGCAAAGGCGGTTTCCAGATTGCCGCCCAGACTCAGCAGCACAACCTGCTCACCTTCCGATGGTCGCCACCATGTGCGGGCATTCCCGGCACGCAGCGTCAGCCAGCTGATCCAGTTGGTTTCAAGCTCGCCCGTTTTCACCCGGCAAAGCCAGTTTTCCCTGTCCACTTCGGTGACTACCCCAGTGCGGATCAGGTTGGTGATAAGGCGCATGATTTCGGTTAGTTGTGCGTTCATAGGGCAATGATTCAACATCTTGCATTTATCTTAAAACATATGTATTTGTATGAGCGGTCTTACAATATGGAATAACAAAAATGAAATTTCGTTCTTTGTATAAATGGGATTGCCCAGACACTTGTAAAGCACTAGTATATTTTGCGCAATTACTGGATGAAATGCTATTTGACTATACACTGGACACATACAAACCCTCAGTGATGAATACCCCAACAATTGGAGTAGAAACTTTAAATACAATTAAAGATGTTGAGGATGGTATTATTCAGCCTAAAAATATTGAACATTTAACCGCAGAATTAATACATAACTTGTCATGTGATAAAGTAGCACAAGATTTATTAGGCGATGCTTACCAAGCTTTTCTCAACAAACTAAAAAATACTAACATAAGCCCTAAAGAGAGAAGCTCAATAATTGAAATGCTGGTCATTCAATTACCACCCAAATTATATAAAGAAAAAAGTGAAGAACTTATCACCCAAGAGTTATCATCCCCTAACTGGGAAAGAAGCATCATACGCAAGCTAACAAGAAATTATATCAGTTTATTACTCTACATTGGCTTTAGCCAACATAATCTTAAGAATTTAACCCAGCAATTTTTTTATTATGGGAATAATAAAATATCAAATAACACTGATGTCTCTTCTTTTTTTGATTTAATAAAACTCGAAAAAAAGAAATACAAAATATATTTTATTGTTGAACCAGTGTTTTTAGGCGCAGAGCCAACTTTCGAAAGACTCTCTTTGTCTGTTGAGAAAGAACCACCAGAAGAATTTTCCCAACATGTTTTTTTTAGAAATCTGCAACGAAAGAAGATAGTTTGCGTATCAAATATAGAAGCTTTTGATTCTTATTCAGCAAGAGAGAATGCTGAAAACCTACTTAAATTAGCATCATCCTTTTTAAATATTTATCATCATAAAGATAAACCTACTTGGTCAAATGAAGCTTTCGTTATAACTGATACAGACTCTTTGAAAGTGGCTGAAAGACTTAACCCCATGAAAAAATGCAAGGACTTAAAGCATGAAAAGGCCAAGAAACGTCTTGAATCATTGATGTCTGAGTTTTCTCTAGAAAATAGTTCATTTGCCAAGTTCTTGAGAAGTATTCAATTACATTCAATGGCATTAAAAAGTGAAAATGTTGAAAATCAGCTTTTAAATCTATGGATAGCTCTTGAATCATTAGTGCCGACAGACACTAAATCCAAGGATCAAGCAACAATAGAACATATTACTGCAAGTATAATTCCATTCCTGAATATTACATATATAGACTCCTTAATTGACAACCTTACCCGAGACCTGCTGTTATGGAATAGACACATACTAAACTCACATTTAAAAGGAATACCTGGAGCAAAAGCGAAACACAAACTAGCCAATATAATGATTCTTCCTGAATACGAATCAGTAAGGGAATCTTTATCCGCTAAATTTCGTGATTACACATTGCTTTCAGATCGTTTCGAGTATATAAAAAACATAGTTTCATCCCCGGAGTCAATTAAATCAACTTTAGATAACCATAAGTTAAGATTAGAATGGCAACTCAGAAGAATTTATAGAACAAGAAATAACATAGTCCATTCTGGAAAAGGTGGTAAATTTACCCCCCTTTTAGTTGAACACACCCACAACTATCTTGATAAAGTATTTGAAATACTTGTTATGCTTGCATCAAAACCCCGAAAAATTCGCTCTGTAACACAGGGGTTTAGATATGTAAAAATAATCTATGAACAAAGGTACGAAACTATTACAGAAAAGAACTTCACTTTCGATATGAGCAATATTAATAATAATTTATTTTGGGATTGATATAACCTAAAATCAATCGGTGAGGTTAGAGTAGGAACTACAAAAAGTCAACCAACTCTACCTCGCCAACCATTGCAATAAAATGCGGCGTGTTAAAAAGTATAAATCATCATTTACACCCAGCAGGCGACGCTCTGCGTAACGGACCTCCGGTCCTTTGCGACTGACGCGATCACGCAGGCCGTAATGGTGAACACGGGCAATGCGCTGTACCTTGCCTTCAAACTGCACGCTGGCAGAGTCGGCGCTGGCGGCAGTTTTCAGGTATTTTGTGGTGCGCAGCTTTGTAAACATCTGACGTTTGATGCGGCCTTTTTTGCTGCGTGCTGTTACCCGTCGCGGTTCATAACTGCTGCCATCTGGATTGCGCTGCATTCTGATATTCTGCTGCTGTGTCCGGCGTAGTTCCTGCGCCAGCTGGCGCATCATGCGGCTTCTTGCGGCTGGCTCCAGATTCGCCAGCAAGGCACTCAGCCAGTCGTCCACCTTCTGCAGTTCAGCCACGTTTTACCGTCCACATTTCTTCAGGTTCATCGGGTTCCGCTACAGCTTCAACACTCGACACACTGCCGTCAGTGCTGACCAGCACACGCTCCGTCAGTTGCAGGTTCAGGCTGATATCACAGACATCATTGCGCAGAATATCCACCTCAAAGGTGAATAACTTTTCCCGTAACGCTGGGTTATTGATGGCATCGGGCTGGTTATCCCGCAGCCACAGCAAAACCGGGGCCATCAGCAGATTCTGGTCGCCGCTGAAATCCTCAATCACCACGTTCAGGGTGTAACGGTACTCCCATGACATGGAGCTGGCCCCCGTAGCAACCAGCGAACCGTTATCCACAAACAGATGCAGTTTGTCCGGATTATTGCGGACATAAGGCACCGCTTTATTGAGGGCGTGGCGCAGGGACTGTGGTTTGTTCACTGTTTCGCTCCTGACACGCAATAATCATGTCCACTTTGTCTGCACAGACCGCCCAGGCGGCCTCCGTTTCATCCAGCAATGCGTTCAGATCACCGTTAGTGCGCGGCGCTGCCTGCTCCAGCCGACACGGCGTCACTCGCGGACAACCACTGACGGTAAGCTGCACCTCCGGTGAGTGCCGGACGTTCCCGCAGCCGGATAATGTCAGCAGGCAAAGGAGTATCAGCCCAGCGGCGTAAATCCTCGTTCTCACGTTTCAGTTCCTCGATCCGGCGTTGTCGTTGTCTCAGCAGTGCGCTGGTCTGTTCTGCTTCAGCGTAGAGCCGCGCCTGCTCCCGGTTGTTGGTTTCAACCAGAATGGACAGACCGATCAGCTGGCTGTTTTTCTTCGTCAGTTCTTGCGCTTTACTTTTCAGCGCCGCGCGCTGCGTTTCGATGGTGTGGCTGGCGCTGTTAAGCCGCCACGACTGCCAGCCCAGCGTAACGAGTGCCAGCGCCACCACTACTGCCAGCGCACGCGTCATAGTCCAGCTCTTTTAAGGCACCAGGCCATCTCCCGCGCACGGCGGTTATCCAGCCCCTGATTAAACACACCTTTCACATAAACCCAGCGCGGCAACTGTCGGCACGCATCCGCCCAGCGCCGCTGGTTGAGCAATTTCACCAGCGTGGAACTGCAGGCATTGCCCGTTCCCACGTTGAAGGCAAACGACACCACCGCGTCATACACCTTTTGCGGCGGCTGTTGTTTCACACACCTTTCCAGTGCCCGCTCCACACGCAGCACATTGGAGATCAGCCCTTCCGCTGCCTGTCGTTCCGTAATGGTTTTGCCTGGAATGACGCCCGATGTATTACCAATGCCGTCGGTCCAGACACCCGCGCTGCACTGATACGGCTGCAGACGACAGCCCTCGTAATCGGCAATCAGTTTCAGCCCCTCCACGGAGGTGTGAAGCTGCTGAAAACCCGGCAGCGTGGCAGCAATAGCCAGCACGGCCCCGACAAGGCAGCGTTTAACGATTGATGGATTCATAGTCCTCCCGCGAGATCTGCCCGTCGCGCAGAAGCTGGTAGGCTTTGTGTTTGTAGTACCAGTTGATAGCCAGCATCAGCACACCGATCATCAGGCCGCCCAGCGTTGAGGCATCCTTGATGGACAAATCGCCCAGCCAGGCCAGCACGACGGCGATGCAATACGTGATAAAGGCGCTGATTCGCTCAAGCGTCATAATTCAGTCCCATAGCTGGACGGTCTGCACGGTGGTGGTGGTCGGAATGTCCGGCAGCTCCACCTGCAGCCCGTGAGGTAAAAAGGGGCCATATTCGGCAAGCCCCGGATTTGCCTTCAGTACCTGCTCCGTGACACCCTGCGTGCGCCCGTAATGACGCCAGCAAAGCGCGTCCACCGTGTCATACTGATGCGCACGCACTTTCATCAGATAAGCTCCACTGTGCAGTGCGGCGCATCCTGCACCCGGCTGATGGCCCAGCGGGCGTCACGCCACAAATCACCGCTGGCTTCCGCCAGTTCCTCGCCCCGCTTCACACCGGATGCCGTGGCGTCATAGTCCTGGTAACGTTCGTTGAGCATGGCGCGTGCCCAACAGTAAACCGCGTTGAAATAGTGCTGAATGCGCTCACTTTTCCCGTCCAGCTGTTCTGCCGGAACCTCTGCCAGCGAGGCATATCCCAGCATCTGCTGGCGTCTGCGAAACTCATACAGCTCTGCGTTGACCTCCGAAATTGCCGACAGGGCAACCTGCTTTAAACGCGGCTGCGTCACCGTGCCGTCAGTGCGCATGACACTGCGAAACTCCGACAGGTCCACATCAGGCCAGAACGGCGTATTCCTGATGATTTCCGCCTGTTCCGGTGCCTGTTCTGGCGCAACAAACTTCATGCTGCTTTCTCCTGAAATAAAGGGCGGTGGACGGGGTTTTGATGTGGCAGTGCCTTTCGCCACCCCGTGCCGCCCGTGCGCGGGGGCACGTTCTGTCAGCGGCTGTCATTGCGCAGTCTGCGCTCCAGCTGCTGTTTGTCTTTTTTCACGCCACAGCGGGGATCGAGCTGTAACGCATGGTTGAGATGATTAAGGGCGGAAGCCGGATTGCTTTCACTCAGGACAGCGCCAATCGCTTTATGCAGACGCGCCCGTGACTGGTCCGGCATATCCAGACCGTCTGTCAGCTCCAGCGTCTGCAGCAACAGATCGACATCGAAGCCGGTGGCGGCAAGCATTGCGCTCTGCGCCGCGTCTGCCATTTCCTCTGCCAGCACGGTCTGCATGTTGCGGTTACCCAGCGGCATCACCCAGCCATGACGCAGGGCATGACGCCCGATCTCCAGCGCCCCGGCATAATCTCCGGCATCAATGCGCCACAGCATCACGTACATCAGCACGTCATCCTGTTGAGTGCCTCCGGCAGCCAGGACGCCCTCTGCCCAGGCGGCGTACTTCGGCAGCAGCTCCACCTTGATTTCCGCTTTTTTGACCGTGGACTGAACGCCCTTGAGACGGCGGCGGTCTTCCGCCAGTTGCAGCAGCATCAGGTCATAGCCCGACGCGTGGCGAACACTGCCGCCCTCGCGGGCGGCCTGTTCAGCCTGAACGCGCAGGCGATGCTGCCGTGCGGGACTCAGGCTCATGGGTTACGCTCCGGTTTCTGCTGCAGCGGCGCTGAAATCGCCAATCTGGATGTTTTCCACCAGTGCGGCGCAGCGGTAGTCCTCAACCACATAGGCTTCGTTAACGGATTCAAAGTTTTCAATCCGGTCACGTTTCGGGTTGTCGATAACTGAACGGCGGCGGGTGTCTTCCTGCCAGTAGATGGACAGGTTATCCAGACGGGTGATCAGCAGCGCATTCGGCGGGAAGAACGGCGCACGCACGGCCTGCAGGCCACCCATGCGTTTCTGACTGATGATCATATCGGCAGCCAGTTTTTCACTGTTTTCCTGCTCTTTGTTGACCAGCGGGAAATACTTGTCAGACAGCAGCTCACGACCGCAAATCACCACCAGATCGTCATCGTCCTGGTAGACCACGTCGATAAGCTCATTGACCGCATCCATCACCACGGCGTCCAGGTTGGCATATTCTCCACCTTTCCCGACTTTCACCGCACCCGGTGTGGTTTCACCGCCCGTGGTGGTGCTGCCCATGACGTGATCCGGTGCATCCTCACGGATTTTCTGCAACCAGCCTTTGTTCACATCCTGCAGCAGCGGGTTTTCGCTACGGTTGGAGGTTTTCGCACGCTTCACGCCGTTAAAGCCGATCATGATGCGGTCCAGTGCCTGACGTTTCACGATGGCGTCACGGATGCGCACCTGGAAATCCTGAAACTTCGCCCACAGATCCAGCTTCGCGTAGGTCAGCACCGTGTCAAAGTTGGTCTGCTCGCATTTGTATTCCACATCGACCATCAGCGTCGGATCGACAGGCTCACGCTCTTTCGCGGTGGTATCAGTGGTTCCAGCAATGGTGCTGCCAACACCCAGCCCCAGCAGCTGACCGGACTGCTCAGTCACTGGCGTGACGTTAATCAGCGTCAGGAAAGCGGCGGACTGCTGGATCTGGTCTTCCAGTGTCTGCTGCACGGACGGCTCCACGGTGAACTTGCTGGACAGTTCTTCAACTGCCACACCGTTCAGACGCGCCAGCTGCTGCAGGTAAGCGTTAAAAGCAAAGCGGGTATTCTTCTTCATCAGGTTTTGTGCTCCATCAGCAATTGGTCAGAGTGTCAGCGGGGGCGTTACCGCCTGTTGCACGCTGGCGGTAGTCCTGGCGGCTGTCTTCATGACTCAGCTTATTCACCAGTTCGTTAAAGGCGGTCAGCTGTGCCTGCAGGGCTGTCTCCAGCTCAGACAGGCGTTCTTCCTGTTCAGACAGGGATTTTTCGGTGCGCGCACTCAGGTTTTGCTGCTCAGTGGCGACCAGCTCCACGGCCTTATGCACATCAGAGAACCGGGTATCGTCTGACTGCTCTTTTTTGGTGAACAGCGCCGTGACGCGGGCAAAAAGGGACGGTTTGTCATCCTGGACTTCTTCCAGTTCGATCACCGTTTCCTCTGCAGCGGTAAAAAGATTAGCGGGATTCTGCTTGCGGTTTGCCAGCGGGTTTTGGGCTGCACTGGCGCTGAATGTCAGCATTTCCGTACCCAGACTGGCTGGATCATCAGTGGCAGCCAGGCCAACCAGGTAGGCTTTGCCCGTATCAGCGAACTTCGGGCTGACTTCCATAGAGGTGAATAATTTCTGGCCTTTTTTCACCAGCTCCACCAGGGACTCCGTTGGCTCAACGTCGGCATACAGCGCCATCTTGCCTGCCAGCGGACCTTCCGTGATTTCTTCAGCAAACAGCGCCGTCACCTTGCCGTAGCGGTTAAAGGTGCTGTCCGGCAGATAAGACTTGATGTGCTCAAGGTTAATCAGCGCGGTATACACCGCCGGGTTGTAGCTGGCTGCCATCTGTTCCAGCCATTCACGCTGGATTTCGCGTCCGTCGGTGGTGGCACCTTCCACCCCGATGCGAAAACGCTTTGCTTTCACTGTCATGAGCCGTGCTCCGTTAGAAAAACTTACTGGAGCCTTATGGTTGCGGTGATGGGGGCAGTGAAACAATGCGCGGTATTTGTACCGACAACCACACAAACCGCAGGCGGGGAAAGCCTTCATTCAAGGCTGTAGGTTTGTGCCATGAACACCACACTGACACCCGCAGATCTCGATCCCCGTCGGCAGGCCATGCTGCTGTACTTTCAGGGATACCGCGTAGCCCGCATTGCTGAAATGCTGGGCGAGAAAGTTGCAACTGTTCACAGCTGGAAGAAACGCGACAAGTGGGGTGACTATGGGCCACTGGATCAGATGCAGCTCACCACCGCCGCCCGCTACTGCCAGCTCATTATGAAGGAGCACAAAGAAGGGAAAGATTTCAAAGAGATTGACCTGCTGGCGCGCCAGTCAGAGCGCCACGCGCGGATCGGCAAGTTTAACAATGGCGGCAACGAAGCCGACTTAAACCCTAACGTCGCCAACCGCAACAAAGGCCCACGCCGTCAGCCGGAAAAGAATGTCTTCACCGATGAACAGATTGAGAAGCTGGAAGAAATCTTCCATTCCTCCATGTTCAACTACCAGCGCCACTGGTGGGAAGCCGGAAAAACCAACCGCATCCGCAACCTGCTGAAGTCTCGCCAGATCGGCGCGACCTTCTATTTTGCCCGTGAAGCCCTGATTGACGCCCTGCTTACTGGACGTAACCAGATTTTCCTTTCTGCCAGTAAAGCTCAGGCCCACGTCTTTAAACAATACATCATCGACTTCGCCAAAGAAGTCGAGGTGGAGCTAAAAGGCGATCCGATGGTGCTTCCTAACGGAGCCACGCTTTACTTCCTCGGCACCAATGCCCGCACGGCCCAGAGTTATCACGGCAACCTGTATCTGGATGAATATTTCTGGATACCGAAATTCCAGGAGCTGCGCAAAGTGGCTTCCGGGATGGCTATTCACAAGAAATGGCGACAAACCTATTTTTCCACGCCATCCAGCCTGACCCACAGTGCTTATCCGTTCTGGTCCGGTGCGCTGTTCAACCGTGGACGCAACAAAGCTGACAAGGTGGACATCGACCTGTCCCACAGCAATCTGGCCCCCGGCCTGCTGTGCGCAGACGGGCAATACCGCCAGATAGTCACCGTGGAAGATGCGGTGCGCGGCGGCTGTAACCTGTTCGACCTTGACCAGTTGCGCATGGAATACAGCCCGGACGAATACCAGAACCTGCTGATGTGTGAGTTCGTGGACGATCTCGCGTCCGTGTTCCCGCTCAGCGAGCTGCAGGCGTGCATGGTGGACAGTTGGGAAGTCTGGACCGACTTTCATGCTCTGGCCCTGCGCCCGTTTGGCTGGCGCGAAGTGTGGATCGGTTATGACCCGGCAAAAGGTACGCAGAACGGCGACAGCGCCGGATGCGTGGTGGTGGCACCGCCAGCCGTGCCAGGCGGTAAGTTTCGCATTCTTGAGCGTTACCAGTGGCGCGGGATGGACTTCCGCGCCCAGGCTGACGCCATCAAAAAACTGACCGAACAGTACAACGTGACCTATATCGGTATCGACTCGACAGGTGTCGGTCACGGAGTTTACGAGAACGTGAAAGCGTTCTTTCCTGCCGTCCGGGAGTTTGTCTACAACCCCAACGTTAAAAACGCCCTGGTACTCAAGGCCTACGACATTATCAGCCACCGCCGTCTGGAGTTTGACGCCGGACACACCGACATAGCGCAGTCCTTTATGGCAATCCGTCGCTCCACCACCGCCAGTGGCAACCGCCCGACCTATGAAGCCAGCCGCAGCGAAGAAGCCAGCCACGCCGATCTGGCCTGGGCAACAATGCACGCACTGTTTAACGAACCACTGCAGGGCGAGTCCGCCAATACCAGTAATATTGTGGAGATTTTTTGATGGGAAAGAGTAAGAAGAACCGCGCTGCGTCGACGAACCAGATCCAGCATAAAAGTCAAACTACAGCCGAAGCATTCAGCTTCGGTGATCCCGTTCCTGTTCTGGACCGCCGCGAACTACTGGACTATGTGGAATGCGTACAGACAGATCGCTGGTATGAGCCGCCAGTAAGCTTTGACGGACTGGCGCGCACCTTCCGCGCCGCCGTGCATCACAGTTCACCAATTGCGGTGAAATGCAACATTCTGACCAGTACCTACATCCCCCACCCGCTGCTCAGCCAGCAGGCATTTACCCGTTTTGTGCAGGACTATCTGGTATTTGGTAACGCCTACCTGGAGAAACGCACGAACCGCTTCGGTGAAGTTATCGCCCTTGAGCCTGCTCTGGCAAAATACACCCGACGCGGGTTAGACCTGGATACCTACTGGTTTGTGCAATACGGTATGACAACCCAGCCGTATCAGTTCACGAAAGGCAGCATTTTTCATCTGATGGAACCGGACATTAACCAGGAGATCTACGGCCTGCCCGGCTATCTTTCTGCCATTCCGTCCGCCCTGCTCAATGAGTCCGCCACGCTGTTCCGTCGAAAGTATTACATTAACGGCAGTCATGCTGGCTTCATCATGTACATGACCGACGCTGCGCAGAACCAGGAGGATGTGAACAACCTCCGCAATGCGATGAAAAGCGCCAAAGGCCCTGGCAACTTCCGCAACCTGTTTATGTACTCGCCTAACGGCAAAAAGGACGGGCTTCAGATCATCCCGTTGTCAGAGGTCGCGGCGAAGGATGAGTTTCTGAATATCAAGAACGTGAGCCGTGATGACATGATGGCTGCGCACCGCGTGCCGCCGCAAATGATGGGGATTATGCCGAATAATGTTGGAGGGTTTGGGGATGTGGAGAAGGCGGCGAATGTATTTGTGCGTAATGAGCTTATTCCATTACAAAAAATACTCGAAGAAATAAATAATTGGTTAGACAATACAGTAATACAATTCAAAAATTACTCATTGACGATGTAAATTAAAATTTAGCTGGCTAATGCCAGCTAAATTTTATCATTTCAAATAACGACAATCAGTTTCCCTATCAAGAAAATCAATCATTTCATCATTTGTATAATGTGCATTCAAACCAATTTTAAACGTTGGCGGATTAGAATAAAAGACGTCGAAATGATATAATGGATGACGATTTCCATTAGCCCTTTCTTCATCGACATCATATCTAATATAACCATCCTCATAAGTTAACAACATTCTAAGAAAAGGCCAAAACCCGGGAATACCTTGATGTTCTTCAATATTTAACAATGGTTCAAAAAAGGCCCAAGAAGAACTATTCAAATAAGAGGAGTCATTAATAAAAGAAATGACTTTTGATGTTACAAAACTATCTATACACTCCATTTCTGGACTACTAAATAAAATCTGACCATTAATTTCATCAAGAAAAAAAGGAAATGCAAGAGAATAATATTTATTTTCACTAAAGAAGAAAACTCGACTCATCTTTGATATATGAAGTTTCACTCTCCCAACCACATTCTGTTCGCATGGTTCTGTATAAACAGAAATTAGTTTGATTAATCTCATCAATATTTCAATAACATCTTTCTTTGTTCGTATTGGCTTAAAGGCCCAGTCACACTGAGCCTGCTCCAGACTAAAATAATACTCTTTATTCACTTCGACTCCTGAAGCATTATTTCATAGTTGAACCGAACAAGAGTAGTAATTTTATCGACATCAAAAGAATCAGGCATGATTGTTTTTACTGTATTATACAGGGATGTACGAAATATCGGCTCAATCTGTAAGTCATCGAAGACCTTTGTAACCAAATCATAATGAGATATATTTTTCTCATCATATTTGATTGTTGTTCTTATTTTTGAAATGACTTCTCTCGGTGGAACGTTAATATCCATATAACCATGCTCATTAATAGCATCTAACCCCTTTTCTATCTCATTCTGTAAGTCTTTATTCCCATCTCCCAGAAGCAAATATGACTTAATAAAGGAACGAGTTAACATCATATATAGTGAATTTCGATAAGAATGGCTCTTGATAATATCACGAGTAACACAGATAACAAAAGGAAACTCCAACCCTTTTACATGGTTTTTATTACTTATGAATAACGTGTCTTTAATTTTTTCTTTTGTTTCATATGCCTTATTAACCTTCCATCCTAATAATCTAGGCACGCTCAATTCAAGTCTGTCTGCGATTTTAAATATAGTCTTAGCCTGATCAATAAAGATGATACCAATATCATCAGCCAAAACAGTAGGATTCTCCTCCTTAATTTTACGGAGTATACCCAAAATATTCTCTTCTTCAGTTTCATATGTGGAATTAATTAATTCCACACTATGTATTTTTGCATCCGTTACATCTTCAAATCTTCTTAGTGGCTCTCTCTTTAATCTTAACTTACCTTTTACCGATTCATCAACTATATAACCGCAGGCTTCCCATTCATTATTCATTAACCAAGTTAATGGTTCTTCTTCAAATAGCCCCATACCTAAACCATGAGCAAACATCAATGTCCTTGGATCTGTTCGGTAGCATTTACTTAGAAGAAAGTCTGGCTGTATCTCATTAGAGATATTAGTATCAAATATACTTTGAAATATATCACCAGCAACATAAATAGTATCACGAGTTACCAGCTCGCAAAGCTCAATGAAGCTTGATGGGAAATCCTGACTTTCATCTATTAACATAAAGTCAAAGCAATGCTTAAATTCATTGCTTGGCAACTTTTTTAGTTCATCCAACGCAATTCTACATACTTTATCGAAAGTCATCACATAGCTAAAACGATAGAAACTTAATCCATAATATTCACATATATATCTATATGCGCCAGAGTTACCGTCATATTGAGAACCCCATGCATTAACACACCAAAGTCTTTCATTCCAGCTAATCTGCTGCTCGACCTTCATAAAGTTGAAAAACTCTGGAATTCTCTTTCTCATATTGTCTGCCAATATTTTATTATGGCACGTAAACATTATTTTACTATTTAAATTCTCCTTATCCAAATATATTTCCTTTAACTTATGAAGCAATAGTTCAGTCTTACCAGTACCTGATAATCCTTGAATAACAACTTTTTTCTTATCAAATTTTTGGTATACAAACCTTGTCTGATCTCCGTCAAACAAAATTATCTTTTGCTTAACCTTGTCAAGTATATTATCTGGCACATTGCCTTTAACTTTATCAATATTATTGATACTTCCTGTTAAGAGAGAGATAATTAACTCACTCTTTTTAGCCAGAACACCATCAATAATTTTAATTTCATCAAAAAACTTATCAAGATTACCGAAACTAAAATCAGCGTATGAGCACTCAGTAACAAGTTTATCTTTCCACGCTCGAGGCCTACCAATTGTATCTTTATAATTGTATTTATCTGATAAGGAACCTAAATCCTCTATAAAATCCTCTATAAAATTTTGTATACCATCAACATCATCACTAAAAGCAACGAACGCTAATTGGTATCCTGGGCTTAATATAATAAGAACATCGTCTCTATTATATTTATATTTATTTTCCCCTAAGGGATTCATTATTGCATAAATCTGCATTTGATGAGTATTTGCATACTCTTCAACAGAGTTCAAAAAATCAGCATTTGTATCATTTTTTAAATCAGGCTGGATATAAAAGAAACTGCTCATAGAAAGCCTTAACGAGGTGGATAAAAACTTATATGTTGTTTCTAAAATTAGCATTTTTCAACAAACTTTTCCATTCAGCCATCATCTTGCAGGTGCTTGTTTTGCCTTCCCCCCACTCAGCCACTTGCGCGCGCTCGTATCCCCGCCACGCCTGCCCGCTTTATGTAGTGGTTTTCATGCACCTGCATGATCTACGCAAAAGCCCGCCAGTTCTGGCGGGCCTTAGCAAAAACGATCCTCAAACGATCATGCGATCTCATGCGGCATAGACATGCACTACAGAGCTAACGCCTCGCAAGGGCTCGTTGTTCAACCTTGCTGACGCCAGAAACAAGTTCAGACGCCAGCAACGTTTCTTAATGCAGCCAGCTGTCGTCTTCCCACACCTTCTGCATAATTTTCATCACTTGTTTTCTTTCTTCATCCAGTTGCAGTCCGGTCAGTTCCACACCGTTAGAGCTACCTTTACGGATACGAATTACCGTTTTGGGATACAGGGGGCGCAGATTGCGGTAAAGCTCGGATTCAAGGGCGTCCAGGGTAGACTGGCTAATCTTCTGCTCTTTATCGATCATTATTTCAATGCGCATAAAAGTCACCTCAACTGATGACATCCATTGAGCGGTTGTATTCGTGGGTTCTGATTTTTGCCATGAGTTCATCTGTCAGTTCAGAAACCCACTGCAGGGCCAGCCCCTTCTCTTCATCACTACACTCACTAGCCGCTACAAGCTTAAGAAAAAAATCAATGCGCTGGAGCTTCAAAGACTCCAAAAAATAGTCCTGCATTTTTCCTCCTATGACACCACAAGCAATACTGTACACATAACCACTGTTTATATTTACAGTATATAATAATCTTACTGATGTAAAACGTTTTTTTACGCTCATCAGCCTGATATGCCTGGTATTATTAAGAGCACGAATTGTTAACCAGCGTAATTAATACAGGTTCCGCCATTTATCATCCTCCTGCAGACGCTGGTTCCGATAGAAGATACGCAGGCCTGCTCCTGACGGAATACTGCCGCCGCGAAGGAGTAAATCGACCTCTTTCTCGCTGCCATCAAATCCTCTGGACTTCAGCTCATAAACGAGCTGCTGTCGCTGATGATCTGTAATTCGCTGTTTGTAGTCTTTACGCCGTTTCGGTTTCACCAGGCGTAACCTTGCAGCCAGTTCCCGGCGCTCTTTTTTGCTCATACTGTGCAGGTAATCGTGCAACTCCTTGTCATCCATGCGGGTAATGTCCGTTCTGGTGTCCCCATCAGCTGATTTATCTTTCTCCTGTTGGTTCAAATTTTCAGCAAGGGGACAGTTATTGCCACGAGTCCAAGGGGCGCAAGCGCCCTGGTCGGCTGCCGCCTCCTGAATGTCAACGGCCTTACGAACCATTTTCCACTTCACCGCATGAGTGCAGATCTTGCCCTCTGCAATGGGTGACCAGATGCCATAAATACGAATACCGTGATCGCCATAGGCGGTCGGCTCTTCGTTGATTTCATAAGCGGTTCTGATGAGGTGATATTTGCGGGGAACCAGTACGCCGCCCTGCTTCATGATGTAGGTGGCAAAACAGCCAGCATCAGCGGCAGCCAGGATGGCATCAAGGCGCGGGTTATCCAGTACCGGCGCACCTGCTTTTTTGTCCCCCTGTTGCCTTGCCGCCTGACCAGCCAGCAATCGCAGTTCACGGTAAGCCTGACGCCCCGGAATGCCAAAGAAGCGGAATTGCTGAACACGATGCAGAGACGCCCAGGCATTAACGTATTCGGCGTTATCACGCAGGGATTTACCCGTTTCCTTGCTGATCTCGCCAGCCAGACCACGCCCGTCAATGTTCTTACTGATGTATTTCGCGATGTAGCTTGTTGGCGTACCTTTGCGCGGGTTTATCAGCTCAGACTTAAAGCGTGGTTCCGTGTTATTACCCAGCTCCTCGCGGTCTTCACGAATGGCAAACTTACGCAACAAAGCAGTAATGGCGCGGCGATCTTTTTTGCGCATAAAACACAACAGGTGCCAGTGAACTGTACCGTCATGATGCGGCTCAGCCACCCGCACGCCATACCAGCGTAATCCGGCTTTGTGCATCGCCTTACGAAATGCAGCAAACATACCGACCAGATAATCACTGCTTTGTCTTACCGTCGCATTTGTCCAGGTCGGGTTGGGCCTGCCGTTATTTAGCGTGGAATGGAAACGTGACGGACAGGTGATGGTGTAGAAAACGGCGCAGTCACCGCGCATTTCCGCGATAAGCTCCAGACCTTTAACACAGGCCATCATCTCATTGCGGCGATGCGCAGGGTTGCTGCTGCTGGCGTTTACCACGTCTTCCATATCCAGCGTGTCGCCGTCTTCGTTCACCAGTTCATGAGAACGGAAAAACTCCAGCGACTTACGGCGCTGCTCACGTTTATGCATCACGGCTTCATAGCTGACATAGGGAGATGCTTTTTTGCTGACCAGGCAAACAGCACGCAACTGCTCTTCCCGCCATTCGCAACGCATCTTCCATAATTTCCGATACCACCAGTCGGCGCATAACATACGCGCCAGCGAACCCGGAATGAGTTCATAAGGCACGGGTTTACGGCGGTTTCTTTTCCGACGGAGTTGCTCAAACGCAGGCGGGATAACATCCAGACGCAGGGTTTCCGCTGCCACCTTTTCCCATGTCTTGCGGATTTCTTCTGGCGTAACATCATCGGTGGCATACAAATCGCCACAAGCTGTATCAAGGCACATGCTCATATGCGCAGCTACCAAGGTGGACAGGCGTTTCACCTGATCCTGACTCATTTCAGGCAGGATCAGCAGGCCGTCCAGCCCTTCATGGCTTGCCATAAAGCGAAAAGAAGTGGATAGCTGACTGTCGCGTACATGCTCCAGTCGTTCCAAGCATGGCTTAATCGTCTCACGCAAATAGCGGGAATAAGCCTTTGGCCTGCCCAGGCTGCTGAAGTATTTAATACGTTGCATCAGCGGCTTGCTGATATGGGAAGGCTGGGCGTTGACGTCCGCCAGAATGGCCATGTCTGGATTAAAACGCTGCTGCTCATGCGCCAGCTTTGCCCGGCTAATTAGCTTATCCTGCTCCATTTCGCGTTGGACAGGATCACGGGATTCATTAAAGAAATAACGCTCCCAGACCTGATCACTCAGTGCCTCGCGGCGCAGTTGTTCCTGCTCGTTATCGGCAGCGTACAGAGTGATCAGGTTTGAAAGCGCAGAAACCGGCGCAACTTCCGCCGGGTCCAGATAAGGGTTAATGGCCTTTTTCGGGCTGTTCCATGAGAATGCTGCGGCGACCTCGTTAAAGCCGCTGCAGTTGTTCATATCAGCATGGCTCATGCACGCACTCCGTACACGACGGAACAATCCACGCCACGCGAAGGATCAAATCCTACCCAGCAGCGCGGCCCGGAAACAGCGATGATTTCTGTTGCAGATTTACTCTCACCAGCTGCCACGCCGATGCTGCGTTTTGCCTTGATGTAGTGGTGAGTAAAATTGCGATACAGCGAACGGATCAGGGGTGTGTCACTGTTAGAAACAATGACCGGATGACCTTCAGATGATCGATGTTCAAGAACGGATGCCAGGTGATACTGGTCATCTTCAGTGAAGCCATCAGTGTGATAGCCGGAAAACGTACCGTCATAAGGCGGATCGCAATACACCACATCCCCCGCCTTCAACATCGCCAGCGTTTCATCAAAGCTGGCGCAGATAAACGTTGCCCGCTGGGCTTTCTCTGCAAATGCGCGAATTTCTTTTTCAGGGAAATACGGATTTTTATAATTACCGTAGGGAATGTTGAAATACCCGCTCTTGTTATAGCGACATAGCCCACGGTAACCATGACGATTGAGATACAGAAAATATACCGCTTTCATGAAATCAGTAATTTCAGTGGAGTAATTAAACTCCTGCCTTATGTTGTAATAAGCCACCTCTCTGTTTGCTTCCTCAAATAAAGCTCTGGCACGAGATATAAACGCCTCACAATCAGCAGCAACCTTTTTATAGAGGTTGATTAAATCAGGATTAATATCCGCAACCAGATAGCTGGGGTAATCCGTCTCCATCATCACAGCACAAGAACCCGCGAAAGGTTCAACCAGTCGCGTGCCAGCAGGAAGGTATTTTTTCAGTTCGGACATAATGGTGGTTTTATTACCCGCCCATTTCAGGATGGTGCTCATACAGCACCTCCTGCAATAACATATCCTAAAGCTTCTAATGGGGTTAATGAGCGAATTGATAGCATCACCCATTGTTCTGAAACTGCCATGACGTCATTAACCGGAAGCACATGAGAGATAACCGCGGCCCATTCCCTACCCGTAAATACGCCATGCTTCCATTCGCAAAGAGAAAGAACATCACCAACTTTATAGCCACGATCGTCTTTACGAAGTTCAGCCGTCTTTTGACCTGCAACCACAGCGTTGAAATACTTAGGTGCAATTTTTAATTGATGGATACGCACAGCCCCTGTCATACAGCACCTCCGTTGTAATGTTTGCCTTTCAGCTCTGCGATTTCCTGACAGGTAATGCAAAGCTGCACTCCTGGAATGGCGCGGCGGCGTGCTGGCGGAATTGGCGCTTCACATTCAATGCAAAGCACGCGAGACACGCCCGGTGTTTTGGCACGGGCAGCACGGATATGGCGCTGGCGTTCTTCTTCAACGCGCTGCTGTACGAGATCCATTGCATCAGCCATTAGTGGATCTCCTGCGCTTCGTTCTGGATTGCTTCAGCGGTCACACGCAGCAGTTCTGCCGCTTCGACGTGGTTTAGCTGGCGGGATGTGATATGACACGCAAGCCTATCAAGGCGGGCAGCCATTGCTTCAGCCCTTGCCCGGCGTTCTTCCAGACGAGCCTCTGTCAGTAAAATATTAAGCCCTGCGTCATCCGGTCCGGTTTTAGTCGTGAGGGTTTCAATATTACGCATAATCAATTCTCCTGAATTTAGATAAAGGGATGCCCGGCGGGTTTACGCCATTAATTTCATTAGCTGGTTAATTCGGCATGGTTAGCCGTCTGGGAAATAAGCTCACCACTGCACGAAAATGATTCATTGCTTTAATCAACTCCCGCTTTTCGTCAGTGGTCAGCTCATTAATGCTGATGCTATGACGTTCAGCTGGAATTTTTGCCATAAAGAATATGGCAGCCAGTGCCCGTTTATTTTGTTCGCTATTGATATCCCGTGGATCACGCATATCTTTAATAAACCGCTCAAGCTCTGACTCAATATTCAGGCCAAAAACTTTCGCCCTTAACTCCGCAATGTGATTAAGTCCATTCAGGCGTTCACCGGGGCTTAATGGAACAGTTGCCGCAGCGCCATTAATTGCCATAATTCATATCCCCAAAACGCAACTATCGTTCTTTGTTCTTACGGTAACGTTCAAGAGGAGATACATTTTTTCGTATCGTCTCTTTAACCTGCTCTCCCCGTAAAAACGTCCCATCCTTTAGCGTGAAAAAGTAACTGCCATCGCCCGACAACGACGGATAACAACAGAGCAAATCATCTTCAGGTACTGAATAACTCTCCCCTCTGTAACGAAACTGATAAACCACTTCACTTTCCGCTGCATACATTTTGACTTTCTCCGTTTCCCCGTGGTCAATTCAGACAGCAATTCATCTTGTGAACGGCACGGATGCCAGCGTTTACCATCCTCACCCATGATCCAGCCGTGACCGTAGTGCATTGCCGGGCTTTGTTTTACCAGCAGCGATGCAAATGATGGTTCTTTCGTCAGCATAAGCACCTCACAGCAAACCGAATGAAGCACCGAGGCCAGTCACGGTATCAACTGCACTCGCCATCGCAGGATTAGCCTGTAAACGGGCCTGCAATGAAACAGCCGCCAGCGCCATCAGTCGTGTTACAGAGTTAATGCTGCTGATAGCATCACGACGACCTGCACTGGTTTTTACATCGCCAGATACCGCACCTGCAGCAACACGCCCGATCTCTGCGGTTGCACTCATGACGTAATGTGGCAGTTTCTCTTTTGCTACCTCATTAATCGGTACACATGGCAGACAATGAATCTGTGCCAGAAAACCATCTACCAACGTTGAATCTTCAGTCAGATCGGTAAGCAGCCAGATTTCTGGTGCGGTTAATAAATGAGGTTGAGCTGGGTTCAGCTTGTTCCGCAGAATCTGCACATTCATGCCCGCACGTTCTGCCAGTTGCACCAGATTGTGGCGCAGTGCGAATGCACGACAGGCTTCATCAAAATGTGGATGTTTGGAAACTTGGTAATCAAACATGGTTTTCAACTCCGAACTTATCGCAAAATCGAACTCAGCGTCTTATTGCGAAAATAGACGTCTATTAAGCAGACAAAGCATCAACAGTCAGAGCAGCCAGGTTAATCATTACCTTTTCACGTTTTTTGTCTTTACGAAGACGATGACGAGGTAGTCGGCCATCAGCCAACATGTCGTTAATCGTATCAATAGAAAGGCCAGTCAGTTCGCTATAACGTTCGATTGTGACATGTGGTGTATTCAGAGTAATTGAAATGTTAGGTGTCATAAGGCAACATTCCTTCTAGATATGGCTTGTGGCGAGCCGTTGTTTGTCGTGATTAGTAGTGAAGGCTCCAAAAGAACACTTCTGGTTCAACTTTAAGATCGCTTTTGGAATCTGTCAACGAATTTTGGATTTCTTTGGAGGACTTGTGGATTTCAATAGCGGCGGTAAGAAAGCCATAGAACGTTTAGTTGAAGCATATGGGTTCGGTACTCGTCAGGCTCTCTGTGATCATTTAGGTGTTTCTAAGAGCACCATGGCAACGCGCTATATGCGTGATATTTTTCCAGCAGATTGGGTAATCCAGTGCGCCCTTGAAACGGGCACCTCGCTTAATTGGCTAACAACAGGGCATGGTTCAAAGCAAGCATCAGCAAATACAAATACTATAGAAGTAGAAAAATATTTATTGTCTGATGGAGCATTGCAGAAAGACGGTTTTTATATTTTTGATAAGGGATTTCTACCCTCTACGTTTAAAAAACCTTTTGTCATCACAGATAACAATTCTGAATTTATTTGTGATAAAGAATTTGATGATATACGTGATGGTAAATGGGTAATAAGTATTGATGGCGAAATAACGATCCGTGACATTACTCGTTTACCCGGTGGAAGAATCTTCGTCGAGGGTGGAAACAGAGTCTTCGAATGCAAGATAGAAGACATTGAAATAATTGGTAAAATTATAAGTTTAACAGTCAAGTATGTTAAATAGTACCGGGAGGAAACTATGCTTGGTAAGGTATTTTTTGTGGTTTTGTCATGTTCTTTGTTATTAAACCCACTAACTACCTATGCTAGAAATTATCCCTGCTCAGGGAAAAAGGGAGGTGTTTCTCACTGTACCTCAGATGGCAAATTCGTTTGCAATGATGGAACTATTAGTAAATCCAAAAAAATCTGTACTAAAAACTCACGATAATTTTTGTTTTTATATCTGCGTCTAAAATAAAAATGAGCCGCAGGTTAACCGCAAAAGTTACATGCTCACATAGCAAAAAGAATAGCCAACTTCATTATGGCTTCAGTGAGATGTATGGTCGTAGGATTTCATACATTGACACTGGTTATATATACAGTAAAAATGCTCTCTACTGGAGGGCATTTTTTATGGCAGTACGAAAACTCACCACAGGGAAATGGCTTTGCGAATGTTACCCCGCCGGACGAAGTGGGCGTCGTGTGCGTAAACAATTCGCCACCAAAGGCGAAGCTCTGGCTTTTGAGCGTCACACGATGGAAGAAACCGAATCAAAGCCCTGGCTGGGCGAATCAGTGGATCGTCGAACCCTGAAAGACGTGGTTGAGCTATGGTTCAAACTACATGGTAAATCTCTGACTGCTGGACAGCATGTCTATGACAAATTGCTGCTGATGGTTGACGCTCTAGGCAATCCTCTTGCAACCGATCTCACCTCTAAAATGTTTGCCCACTATCGAGATAAACGCCTTACTGGTGAAATCTACTTCAGTGAAAAATGGAAGAAAGGAGCAAGCCCAGTTACTGTTAACCTGGAGCAAAGCCATCTAAGCAGCGTTTTCAGAGAACTTTCCCGCCTGGGTGAATGGACACTTCCAAACCCATTAGAGAAGATGCGCAAATTCACTATCGCAGAAAAGGAAATGGCATGGCTTACACATGAGCAGATCATCGAATTACTGTCTGACTGCAAACGTCAGAACCCAATTCTGGCACTGGTGGTAAAAATATGTCTAAGTACAGGCGCACGTTGGCGAGAAGCAATCAATCTTACCCGCTCACAGGTCACCAAGTACCGAATCACCTTTGTGAGAACGAAGGGGAAGAAAAACAGAAGCATCCCTATCAGTAAAGAGCTTTACGAAGAGATCATGGCGCTTGATGGGTTCAATTTCTTCACAGACTGCTATTTTCAATTTTTATCCGTGATGGAAAAAACGTCTATCGTGCTCCCTCGCGGTCAACTCACACACGTTCTGCGCCATACGTTTGCGGCGCACTTCATGATGTCGGGTGGAAACATTCTGGCCTTACAAAAAATTCTCGGACACCACGATATAAAAATGACTATGCGTTACGCACATCTGGCACCGGATCATCTGGAAACGGCGCTCCGTTTCAATCCTCTGGCAACGCTGCCAAGTGGCGACAAAGTGGCGGCAGCGGTTGGCATTACCCCGTAA